ATGGGACTGCTTGGAAAGATTAAGGCAGACATGGAAGCAAGAAGGTACACAAAGGAAGTATATGCAGCAATGGACAACACCAAACTGGAGACAGCAAAGAAAGGAACCATGGGATTGACATATGCAAGCTGGTCTGAGGCATGGGGAGCATTGAAGAGACTGCATCCGACAGCAACCTTCGAAGTGCATGAAAATGTATTTGGTCTACCATACTTTATGGGAGAAGGAGCATCGATGGGAGCATTTGTCAAAGTCAGTGTCACAGTAATGGGCCTGACACACACAGTACATCTACCAGTGATGGACCACAGCAACAAGAGCATCAAGAAGGATGCAATGACATCATTCGATGTGAATAAAAACATACAACGAGCACTGGTCAAGGGTATTTCTTTGCACGGATTAGGACTATATGTGTTTAAGGGGAAAGAGTTTGATGACACTAACTGAAGATACATAAACAAAAGAGGATGACAACATGGGACTAAGACATTTAAAAGAACTCAGAACATACATGGAACAGAATGCAGAAAAGGCATTCTCCAGGACTGAGCTGCGATTAGAATTAAAACAGAACTATCCAACTATCCTGGCTAACATAGATTATCTGATGGTCCAGGAAGGAGTAGTGAAAATACTTCCAGGAGAACCAAAGAAGTTTCAATGGAAAAAATAACACCTTCCCAAAATAAATCCGACTGAAGTCGGGGGTTTTCAAAGAATGGATTTTAAAAGAACATGGGCAATGCCTAACAAGTGGACATTTACAATTAAACCTATTAAGGAATTGTTAGATAGGTATGTAAAAGATGGTAAAAATTGGATTGACCCTTATGCTGGAAAACACAGTCCTGCCGAAATAACTAATGATTTGAATAAAGAGTTACCAACAACTTTCCATTTAGATGCAAGGGATTTCTGTAAGCAATTGAAGGGGGTTTATGATGGTGTGTTATTCGACCCACCTTATTCATATAGGCAAGTTACAGAACACTATGCTAAAGCAGGTATTAAAGCAACACAATTAGATACATCAACCAATTTTTACAATAGAACAATGGATTTAATTTATAAGAAAATTAAGGTCGGTGGCATTGCCATATCTTTTGGATGGAATACTAACGGGTTTGGAAAGAAAAGGGGATTCAAAATTATTGAAATATTATTAGTACCACATGGAGGACACCATAACGATACTTTATGCACTGTCGAACAGAAGATTCAAAATACATTATCGGAGGTGAGTTTGCTTACACACAATGGGAAACTATCTACAAAAGACGGCCAAGAAACATAAAGTGACTCATGAGTTCAGCGGAAGACAGCATTTTTTTAAAGTTGAAACACAGGGCGCAACAGAGCACAGTGTAAGTATCCAAGTAGGATGTGACTGTACCTACATGGGAGTGCAAGGAATAGCAAGAGGAAAAATCTGCAGTCATATATTCGCAGTATTTGAAGACATACTCAAATATGGTAATATTAAACTTACAATAGGAAGTGAGCAAATGATTCAGGCCAAGAGGAATGCCTGCATGAATCTTGTAAGACCAAGCAACCGACAATTAAACATAGTGCGAACATCTGTGGGGGAGTCACTTATACATCGAAACAAAAAGATAGAGATATGTAAGAGATTAATAACAGAAGGAAAAAACTTCTTGACAGAAGCTACCTTCAAGACAGGCGGAAGAGCAGACATCCTATGCCTGGACAACTTCACAGCCATAGAGGTCGTGAACACAGAGACCAATGAGAGTATACTCTTGAAGCAACAAACATACCCGGATGGGATAAAAATAAAGGTGGTAAGATGCTAAAAGCAGAAGAAATGAATAAGATAATGGAAATGATTGATACCAGGATCACAGTAGGACTAAAGGCACATACTCAGACAATATTGAAGCAATCAAAACTGTACACATTAGCTGTGATGGAAGAGCGAACAAGAGAAATCAAAGATGATTTAAAAGAGACTGCAGCAGAAATATTCGAAAATATGGAATTCCTTGCCAAATTTAGAAAGCACATCTTCACAACGATAGACATGAGCATAACCCAAAAGATGAACGGAGAAGGAATGAGTCAACACATAACAACAATAGCCAAGAGCGTAACAAAGGATATATTCAAAGGAGTGATACAAACTGTGATCCAAGAAGTAATTGGAAGTATGAACAAAAAACTGAATTATGAACTCGAGATCAGCAAACAATTATGTTATTCGATAGAAGCAGATATCAAACACGTAATGCAGAGAAATGGAACATCAGTATCAATAGATGAAATGATAAGAGAAAAGATTAATGAAACAGTGAACAAACTAACAGAAGACTTGATGATCAAACAAATCGAAATAAAGGAGATAGTATAAATGGACAAAAAAGACTTAATGGATTGCATAGACCAAGCATATGAATATAGTAAAAAATTAATTGCAATGTGGAATGATTGGAGCATGCAACAGATAAGACTCAGAAGTGCCAATGAGAAGCGCATTGAGGACCACAGACAGCGACATATCGAAGAGATGGATGAAAGGAAGACCATCAGATATAAGAACCAGAAACAGGCAAACTATGAGCGATGGAAGAACAGGCAAGAATACGATCCTGCCAAGGACAGGAATCTATAATGAGGGGAGATAACCATGAGTAAATTGAATGATGAAAATATAAGAAGTTTGATAGGAGCAAACCAAACAGCAATCAAACAACTTGAAAAAGACATCACCAAGATGACCAGGAACCAACAAGACAATATTAATGAGTTTGGCAACGCAGTGGAAAGTATCCAGAGAGATATCCGAGACAGATGGGAATATCTCAGTGACATGACAAAAGAAGTGGAGAAAATATACAAGGAGATGAAAAGAAAATGATAGTGGCACTTTTAATCGGAATAGTATTATTGGGTATATATTTCATCCCATCACTGGTGGCAGTAGAAAGAAAACACCCACAAGTAGCATCAATAGTAATTTTAAATTCATTTTTAGGTTGGACAATATTTATATGGGTTGGTTGTCTTGCTTGGGCTGTTGTTAGTTTTAAAGCGGAGAAAAAATGTTTAAAAAACTAAGAATGTGGATATGGACTAAGAGAAGAATCGTAAGCGAACTCACACAGATCAATGACATTCTTAATAAGAAGATTATGGAAATAGCTGGAAAGTTAGAACAACTGGACCAGGAAAAAATATATGTGATTCAAGCACCAGGATACACACAACACGAACTGGAGCATTTAATGAGTGTGCTTGAAAGAGTCAAAGGCAGGATGCGATGGACACCACCACCAATCGTCGTGGTAAACACAGACCTGCAGGCATTGACACAATCACAGATAGACTCAATAATTGAACATCAAAACAATAAAAGGAAGGTGAAGAAACATGAAAAGATTTGTTTATAAATCACAATATGCCAAACTACTGGTCAGTATGGATGGACAGGCATCACAAATTGATGAATTGGCAAGAAGGATACATGTGAATGCAGGACACCTGAGAGTAGTGCTGGAGCAATGGCACAAAGAAGGAATCATTAATAAGGATAAGCCTGGAAGGGACTACCAAATCAAGTTGACAAATAAAGGGGAAGCAATCAGTAAGAAACTGGCAGAGCTCATGGATTTGGATGACAACTGGATAGAACCAAAACCACAACAAGATACTGCAGAACCAAAGTTTGATGCAATTCCAGTAAGAATAGATTCTGAAATCAAGCAAACACCAAAACCAACAAAAGGGGTAAACAAAAATGAATGAAGAAATGCAGCAACAAAAAGAAAAACCACCACAAGCATACAAAGAAAATTTAATCAGTGAAGTCTTACAATATGAAGTGATGAACAATGGAGATGTGAAAATCATCCAGAAGATACACACAGAAGTATTCTGGAAGAGCAGTGCATTCACAAGCCTAATCAGAAAAAATGAAGAAGCACTAAAGATGTTTAAGGATGCACAGTCTCCTGAATATATAGAGACCATGGCCAAAAAACAAAAAGAAATACAAGCAATAATAGATAAGTTGAAACCATTCCAGATACTCAGTGAGAAGAAGCAACAGGAAGACTACATAAGGATGAGACACGAAGGACTGAAATCAAATATCATGAAGGCACTGGATGACAAAAATATAAATGAACATTGGTTCCAGAATGTATGGCTCAGAACCAAGTCAGAATTCAAGGATCCTGTTTTTAAAGAACTGGACTCAGACTATCAATCAAAACTGTTGAAAGTTCTGCAGAGATTAAAAAGAAAAGGCATCAAATAACACCTTCCAAAAACAAATCCGACTAAAGTCATGGGTATCCAGCAAACAATTTTTATGACTAAAAAACAAATCATAGAATGGATTGATGCTTATACAGGTAAGTATTCAGTATTGATACCTATCAAAGACTGGGATGAATTTAAACAGAAAAGATGCGCAAAACCAACTTCCAAAAAACAGTAGATTGGGTATTCCATCTAAGGATAACCCAGTGGATAAAAGACGTAGAGGAGCTCATACTCTTCATGTGGACTGGAAAACGATGAAGAAGAGGATACAGATAGTAATCAATCAGATACACAACATAGATTGTGTTGATGGGTTAAATTTTATGAAAGTCGAAACAAAAAACAGAAAGAAGAACAGCGAAGAAGCTGAGTCTTTTGAAATACATGGTCCTAAGCATTTTAAAGGATGTCCTGCATGTCAAGGAGTAACCGATGAACACAGCTATGGACCAGGATGTAGATTGAAAAAACAATAAGGGGAGAAAAAGATGAGCATAAAAATAGAAGAACTGTATGTAAAGGAAATAGTAAAGACAACAAAAGACAAGGATGATGGTGTGATAACAACACACAAGGCAGTCCTGGAACAAGTGGGAGCTGATGACTTCAAGATCGTAATAACATCAGACAACCCAATCAAACTGGTGCAAGGAGACAAAGGACTGAAGCTGGAACTAAAAACCACACAGACAACACTTCCAATGCCAGGGAAGAAGTAAGATGGAAATAGTCAACGTACCAATCAAGGACCTCATACCGAATGAGAAGAATCCAAGAAGAATCACAAAGAGAGAACTGCAGAAGTTAATGCGGTCAATAGAAGAGTTCGGATTCGTGGATCCAATAATTGTCAACAAGAACAAGGCCAGATACAACATCATCATAGGCGGACACCAAAGAGTCGAAGCAGCCAAGAAACTGAAACTGACTGAGGTCCCTGTGACGTATGTTGACATGAACGCAGAGAAAGAACAACTTCTAAACATAGCACTGAACGAAATCTCAGGAGAATGGGATGACGACAAACTACTCGAACTTTTAAAGGAATTAGAGGAGAGAGGGGTGGACCTGACTCTGACAGGATTCGATGAACCAATACTGGATGAGATCCTGGCCAGAAACAGGCAAAGTGACAAAGAGAAGAACATTGACAAGACACCGAAACTGCCAGAGGTCCCAAAGACTAAGCCAGGAGAAATCTACATACTCGGTGATCACAGAGTAATGTGCGGAGACAGTACAAAGGAAGAAGACTTCAAGAAACTCATGAAGGGAAAGATGGCAGACCTGTGCTGGACAGATCCACCATACGGAGTGAGCTACAGAGGAACCAATAATCCCAATGGAAGAGACTGGGATGTCATGACAAATGATGGACTGAGAGAAGATGAGCTGTACCAATTCTTAATGCAAATATATACAAATGTAGGCAAATGCACAAAGAAGAATGCAGCACTCTACACATGCTATGCAAGTGTGAATCATATCTACTTTGAAAATGCACTGAAGGAAGCAGGATTCAAGATCAAGCAAACACTGATATGGGAGAAAGGTCATGTGCTTGGACACTCAGACTATCACTGGACACACGAACCAATACTCTACTGCAGGAAGAAAGACCAACCAAGTTGGTTCGGAGACAGAACACACAAAACAGTGATCCTGAATGCAACAATCGAGAACCTGCAGGAACTGAAGAAGGAAGAGCTCATAAATATGATAGCAGAAATCAGGAGAGACTCAGACTTAATCAGGGAGAAAAAGGATCCAAGCAACGAATATCTTCATAGCACTCAGAAGCCAGTGGCATTGAGTCAGAGATTAATCAAGAACTCCAGTAGACCAAAAGAACTCGTGATTGAACCATGCGGTGGAAGTGGAAGCACACTCATGGCCTGTGAAACAAGCGGAAGGAAGTGCAATGT